TATCAACAATTTGTTTTAGTTTTAGTCTGTATAAGTGAGGATACCATGTAGGAGTAAATCCTTCACTAGCACGGTTAACATCCTCTACAACATAAAAACGTTTTAATGCAACTTTGTAATCATTAAGTGCATACTCGTCTTTCATATGAGGCAGTTCAAGCACGTCACCGGGCATAATCTTTCTACCAAGTGTCTTTACACTGCTATTAATGTGTATTGTTAAAAATAATGTATCGTTATCTAAAAACATACCAAACTGTGATAAGTTAAAGTCTACATCTTGCACATTATAAATGCCACGCATTGTATAAATGTTTGGATCATACTTTCTATCTCTGTTCTCTAAAAACAGTAAGTCTTGTATGTTTGTTTCTTTTACAGCATCGTAACGAGGCTGGTCAGCAGTAGCATCTGCTTCATCTGGATTATCAGGACCTAGATACTTGTGAACGTGTAAGTCTGTACCGCCCACAGTAAACATCTCTAGAATCTGTCGATCTAGAAATTCGTAGTCTTTGCCCTTCTCTGGTTTGTATAACGATAGTCTTGGCATATACATATTTATCGTTAGATAAATACATATGGAGAACTTCTATAATATGGCAAACTTAGCAACACAGAAACAAGAGATTTTTGATTACGTACACGCCTTTCTTGGCGGAGGCATGGTTGATGTTGAATTAGATCCTATTCATTACGAAACTGCTTTAAACAAAGCACTGTCTAAATTTAGACAACGCAGTGATAATAGTGTTGAAGAATCATACATGTTTATGCCTACTATTATAGATCAAAACACGTACACACTTCCTAAAGAAGTGGTAGAAGTTAGAAAGTTATTCCGTAGATCAATTGGTTCGAGAACAGGTGGCGGCGATGGCGGCACATTGTTTGAACCGTTCAACATGGCATATACAAACACATACTTGTTAGCAAGTTCTAATATGGGAGGACTAGCAACATACGACATGTTCTCACAATACCAAGAATTAGTAGGACGTATGTTTGGTTCGTTTATTGAATTTAAATGGAATACACAAACTAAACAACTAACACTACTACAACGTCCAAGAGCAGAAGAAGATTTACTTCTTTATGTTTACAACTATCGTTCAGACGAAGCATTATTAGACGATTATCTAGCAAAGCAATGGATTAAAGATTACACACTTGCTAGTTGTAAATTTATGTTAGGCGAAGCACGTGGTAAGTTTGCTACGATTGCTGGCCCACAAGGCGGATCAACACTTAATGGTGATACACTAAAAGCTGAAGCACAAAGTGAAATGGAAAAACTAGAACAAGAAGTTTCAACAGCAGTGTCAGGTGGTGTTGGATACGGCTTTACTATCGGTTAATGTTAACGCTATAATCTAAGTCTACTGTAAATACAGTATGACATACTTTCAACTCAAAGAAGCAAATCGTTACTATTGGATGGTCAAAGGTATGCTGATTCCCGAATCTTGGCAAGAAAAAGAAATAATGGACACGTATGAATCTTATTTTAGACGCTTATGGGGTAACCACGAAGCGTGTGTCCATGAGATTGGGTTTGAAGCAGCCTGGGCAAAACGACAAGCTCAAAAAAGTAAAAAACACTTGACAAAAGGTCCAGATCCTATTATAATATAACTTATATTTTATAGGAGCCATAGTTAGTGTTACCAAAGTTATTAGTAGTTGGCCATGGTCGTCATGGCAAAGATACCGTCTGCGAAATGTTAGAGAAGTACGGTTACACATTTCAATCAAGTTCTAAATTCTGTTCAGAGCTTTTTATATTCAATGATTTAAAAGACAAGTACGGTTACGCTAACGAAGAAGAGTGTTATGCAGATCGACACAATCATCGAGAACTATGGTACAATATGATCCACGATTACTGTAAAGATGATTTGGCACGCCTTGGACGCAACCTGTTTGCACAAAATCAAATATACTGTGGACTGCGTAATAAACGTGAATTCTTTGCCATGCAAAACGAAGAAATCTTTGACTATGCTATTTGGGTAGATCGTACAGATCATTTGCCTAAGGAAGATCCTAGCTCAATGAGCATTGAACAATGGATGTGTGATTACACTATTGATAATAATGGCGATTTAAAAAGATTAGAAAGAAACGTAGATGTATTAGTTCGTACTATTTTTAGAAATCGGGGACTAGGTCACCTTGTTTCCAGCGCACCCCGTCCTTTTGAAGAATTCGCTGACAGTTAGCACAAATTGTTTTTAAGTTACTAGGACGACAATTCTCTAAATTTCCATCAATGTGAAATACATTAAATTGTTCAGCGTGTTTTGATGTATAGTTACACTTCTCACAAGTGTCTAACTTTTTATACCCTGCTTGCTTCCATTTAGGTACTCCGTGACCTAGTCCATTACGCAAACAGGTTTCACAGAGCTTACGATAGTAAGTTCTATTTCCTTTTTTGTAATTAATAGCAGCAGGTCTTTGTCCGCATTGGCATAAAGGTCTCATATTGTATTTAGCTCACCTTTTTGGTCCCTTTTTTAGGTGGTTTATACGGCCATTTTATGGTTTGCCTGCTAAATAGTAGTAACGTAGAAATACTATAACCGCATACAGGAGAATTAACATGGCATTAACATCACCAGGCGTACAGGTTAGCGTTATTGACGAATCGTTCTACACACCTGCTGAACCAGGTACTACACCGATGATCTTTGTAGCATCGGCAGAGAACAAAGCAAACGCATCAGGTACAGGTACCGCACAAGGTACATTAAAAGCAAACGCAGGTAAACCATACTTGCTAACATCACAGCGTGATCTTGCTGATACTTTCGGCGATCCACTGTTTTACACAGATAATAACAACAATCCAATTCACGGTGGAGAACTTAACGAGTACGGCTTACACGCTGCATATTCATACTTAGGTGTTTCTAACAGAGCATGGGTTGTAAGAGCAGACTTAGATCTTGCTGCATTAGAACCAAGTGCAGATGCACCAGCAGCAACACCAGCAGATGGTACTTATTGGTTAGACACACAAATTTCAAAGTTTGGCATTTTTGAATGGAATGGAAATGCGGTTACTACAACAAATGGCCAAACATTTACTAATAAAACACCACTTGTAATTACTGATTCATCACAGATGGAGAGTGGTACACTAGGTGTAAACGGTACAGACGGATTAAAACCAAAAGGAACAATTGGCGCAAACGGCGATTATGCTGTTGTGTTTGGTAGCACAGTTGCTAGAATGTTCTTTAGAAATAGTTCAGGTGTTTGGGTACTAGTTGGCAGTGAGCCATGGACTGCAAGCTGGCCAGTAACAAGAAGTGGTACAGCAGTTACTAGTTTCTCACAAGCAAGTGCAGCTATTCAAATTAACTCTACTACAGTAACAATTACAAGCGGTGACGATTTAGTTGCAGCAGTTGCTACTGTTAACGGTCTTTCTATTGCAGGCGTAACAGCAGCAGCAGTAGACGGTAGAATGGAAATTTACTCAACTGGCACAAACGTTGCTATTTCAGGCGATTCAACTCTACTAACTGAGTTAGGTTTAGATAGCGGAACATACTTTGCTCCAAAACTACACATTAACAAGCACACACAAGTTCCTGAGTTTAAAACATCAGATGCAAGTCCTCGTCCAACAGGTTCTATTTGGATTAAAACAACTGAGCCAGGCAACGGCGCACGTTGGAGAATGAAGGCTTGGAACGATGCTACTCAATTATGGGATTCAGTAGATGCTCCAATTTATGCATCTAACCAAGAAGCACTATACGAATTAGATCGTACAGGCGGTGGCGCAAACCTTGCAGTTTCAGACATTTACATTCAGTCTAATGTTGCAGGCGATGCAGATCCATTAGCAACATTTAAATTATTCAAACGTAATGGTGCTGCTCCAACAGTAGCAACAGGTGCTATTGTAGTAGCTGATCCAACTCGTGTAAACACTGCTGCTAAGACTTACAGTTTAAGCATTAATGCTACAACAGCAGGAAGTTCTGCATTAGGTGGTTCTTATCAAGTTGATTTTGAATTAGATGGTACAACAGCAGATGCTGACACAGTTGCAGAAGCAATTACAAGTGCTGGTATTCCAAATGTTGTTGCAGAAGTTACAACTACAAACAGAATTGTAATTAAACACACCGCAGGTGGCGAAATTGAAATTACAGACTCTGTTGCAGGTGTTGACACTGATGGTGCAATTCTTGCTAAGATTGGATTTAGTGCATATGTAAACTCTACAACAGGTGTAGTTAACATGTACTATGCTCCAGGTACTGACGGATCAACAAGTCCACTAGTACTTCAAGCAAGTTTATGGAGAGCAACAAGAGACAGCAATGGCTCAGAGGTTGCATTCTACACTGCATCAGAAGATGAAGTTACTGCACTAACAGATGACGGCGCACTATGGTATAACTCAATTGTAGACGAAGTAGACATTATGATCCACGATGGTACTACATGGGTTGGTTATGCTAACGGTGTAGCAGGTACTGATGAAAACGGTCCAATTGTAAGTGCTACAGAACCAACACTACAAAGTGGTGGTAATGCACTAGTAACAGGCGATCTTTGGATTGATACTTCAGACATTGAAAATTATCCAACAATTTACAAGTACAATAACTTAACTAAGAAATGGAACTTAGTCGACAAAGGCGATCAAAGTTCAGAAGAAGGCATTTTGTTTGCAGATGCACGTTACAACACAGCAGGATCAAACAGTGATTCAGCAGGTGATATTGCAGACTTGCTACAAAGCGACTTCTTAGATCCAGATGCTCCAGATCCAGCACTATATCCAAAAGGTATGTTGCTATGGAACCTAAGACGTTCTGGCTTTAACGTTAAGAAATTTGTACGCAACTACATTGATGTAAATGCAGACAACGACAGACTTGGCGGAGTTGCAATGGACACTTACTATCCACATCGTTGGGTTACTGAGTCAGGTAACCAAGAAGACGGTAGCGGATCATTTGGTCGTATTGCTCAACGTAAAGTTGTTGTACAAGCACTACAAGCAATGGTTAACAGCAACGAAGAAATTAGAGATGACGAATCACGTATCTTTAACTTAATGTCTTGCCCAGGTTACTCAGAACTAATTGGCGAAATGATTTCACTAAACTACGACAGAGGCTTAACAGCATTTGTTATTGGTGATTCACCAGCAAGACTAAACCCAACTGCTACTTCACTTAACGATTGGGCAACTAACGTTAATCTAGCAGTAGAAGATAACGATGACGGACTAGTAAGCAGAGATGAATACTTTGGTATTTTTTATCCATGGG